TGTACCGCCGCCGAGATATTCTGGACGCTGTAGACGAGCGTCTGGACTAACAACGCCAAAATGAGACCGAATGATTTCGGTGTATCTGGTTCCGCCACGCGCGTCCCTTTCTAATAATCTTTGGGTTTGGAATGCTTCGCGAATTTGATTGATAGTTGCTGCTGTAGCTTGTGATAAGTCCGCATATATGTTTAATGTACCATCATCATTAACATCTGCAACAGTTCCGTTGCCAGCACCAGCTGTCCAAAATTCTCTAGTTTTGTCATAGGTAATTGGTGTTGTTGATCCTGTTTCATAAACAGTTCTTGCACCCGCATATGTTAAATCTACTCCACCAATACCTGTTATAGGTGCTGAAGTACCCAATGGTAATGTAACGGCTTCGCCTTTTTGTGGCCAAGGTAATGCAGAAGTAAAGTAATCGTGTCGCTTTCCGCGACGTAAAACGGCATAGTCCGTGTATGTATCAGGGCCATCATCTTTATTTATTGTTACTGAATCTTGAAGGTTTTCGTCCCGAAACCATTCGTTATATATTAAATTGTATGCGCGCAGGTGTAACGCGTTATGTGTAATTGTTTTGGTACCATCGACCTGTCCAACAGTAGGCAGCCCCATGTAATCGTAAATGCTGCCAATGTCATAACCAGCCGTCGGGCTGGTAATTTGTGGAATAGTGTAGTCAATACTATCTCCCGGATCTGTTTGTTCTCCCATAAATTTCTGCCAATTGTCCCAAACTATTCTGTTTGGAACGAAGAAGAAGAATGTGTCGAGGTACATATTATCCATTACTGGAAATAGTGGCGTTGCTAATCTAGCAAACGCTGTCATTTTTAAATTAAATGTATCTCCGGGAAGTATTTCATCGACATATACCGGAACTAAATATCCGGAGTCGAAGGTAGTTTTATGGGCTGTCTGAATTGCAAAGCTAGATCGGGGTACATCTGCTCGAGGAATCATCGAGAATTTGTGTGTACTTACTGATTTATTTTTATGCATCATTCCAGCCATGTGTGTTTTTCCTTTTTGTTTCGCTTTAAAAAGAGGCGATGATATTGCTTGATCGCCCCTTTTAAACCGATTAAGTTTTCATAATGCATTGATCTGCATTTATTAATAGTTTTGGTACGTCTGTTAATTCGAATTTAGCGTTACTGTCATCATATACGCCTAATTCATATAATGTAAAGTCTTTTGCGTGTTTGTATAATTGATTGTCTTCCGCTTCGCGGTTTACTTCATCTGTAAAGCTGCGTATTGCTACTCCAGGGCTTTGCATGAAGTAAGGTCTGTGATAAACGTCTGCTACGTTATCTCTTACGGCACATATTGTTAATTTCATTTTATATACTCCTTATTAGTCGTTTGTTTTTAGCTTCAAGAACTTCTTTCTTGACTGCTAGTCTTTCAGGTGTGGACTCTTTATGATTTTTCAAGGCTTGTATTATCCTTTCTTGTTTTATTGCTTCGAACTGATAGGGGTTTATTTCTTCGTATTTTGTATCGTAGTACCTAGGAGGTTTTTGTTTTTGTCCGCCGGCTGAAGTTATTGCGTCAAGGGGGTATACGTCATTATAATATTTGTCGAACCACCCTTGGGCTATTCCGGGCTTGAGGGACATACGAGTGAATTCCTTAGGTACTTTATATATTTCCCCTGTTTGTGGATTTATCCGTTCGTATATTGCGTCAAATCTTTTTCCTGTTTTTGGATTAATGTCTTGTCCACGTCCTATTATTTTTTTTACTACATATCTGGCTACATAGCCAGCTGATTGTTCTGTTACCGTGCCGATGCTTGATTGTCCAAATTTCCAAAGATCTTCGAGAACCTCTGATCGATAAACTTTGTGTTTTGTTGGACTAGTGAAGAATAACGTTTTATCTTCAAAATCGTGATTGAATATTATTGCGTGATAGTGCGGTCGGAGATTTAGATCTCCATATTCCCCGCACATATAGAATCTTATTTTTTTTCCTGTAAACCGTTTTCTGAGTCTTTTCATGAACCCTTGGTAATGACCATAATCTAGACTTCCGTCTATTGGTATATGTTGGTCATCATAGGTTAGTGTTAGAAAACAGTTATTTTCGTATAGGCTTGCTTCGTGCATACATCTGATCGCCCACATTTTTGATCGGGCTATCCTGCAGCCTATACATTGCCCGCATGCTAAGTTGAGGGCATCGCCCTCGAACATGCGAGCTTTAAATGATATCGTGCCATCGTCTAAACGATGGACTTTTAGTGGTGTATAACATGCCATAGCTTAGAAGCCTGAAAAGGCTTTGCTTAGTTATTTAGAAGCGGAAACCGCCTCGCATAGGTGCTCCGCGCAAGTTTGCCGCTTTTGTTTTACTTACATTTTTTTTGAAACGTCGGGAGCTTTTTCCCTTGTTTACTTTGTTACGTCGCATATTTCTCATAGTTGCTCCTTTTTGGTGAGGTGTCACCTAGCACAGTAGATATCAAGTAGATCTACTGTGCCTCGGGTTCGAGCGCCGGTGGCGTAGGTGTTATTTCTTCGGTAATTTTGCGAAAAGCCAGCCCCATTTGGGTGGCTTCTTCGTTATTTTTATCGTCGAGACAGAAATCGACGAATTTTGCCGGATCATTATCAAAACGCTCTCGCGTTGTAGCTGGTAACTCGGCGAATGCCTCGTCTCCGGCTCTTATTGCATTCATAGCTGAATGGTAGTCCGTTATATTATGATAATCCTCTGGTAAAGGTTGACGTGTAACTTGCTCCGCTAAACCTGTTTTTCCATATTGTTTTACGATCCGATTGATATCGGTCGAGTCTTTGAAATTTTGTTGTGTGAGTGTTGGTTCAGCACAAGAGACTGAGTTGGCCTTACTGGCCTTTTTGGTATTGTAATTATAATTTGATCTAATAAACATTTTATTTAACTATCATTCTAAGAGATTTAAGTACTTGGCCCGTGAAACCTGCTGCCTTCATAGCGTCAAGCCAATCGGCTTCTGTTACTGATCGATCGGCATCCGCCGCTGCTTTTTCCCATTCTTCTTTATATCTTAATATTTGGTATAGCATTGGACTATTTCCTTTTAAATCGGTTTCATTCATATGTGATATGCGATTGTATTCTGAGCCCATTGCTCTTATTTCTGTTAGTACTTGCATTTCATATTTATTTCTACCAGTGAATCGTTGTCCGTCACGGCCTACGCCGAATCCGGTAGTCTGTAGTCTATGTTTTAGAAGCTCGCCAGCTTCTCTGTTCTGTATATTTATTGATGTATTCTTTTCAAATATGCCTTGTAATTTGGCTTCCGCGGTACGCATTCCCGTACCTTCTATAACTTGTGCTTCCGCATTTGTCTTGCGCGCTGTTGCTTGCATACTTTTAAGTGAGGCTGCTTGCATCGCGCTCTCTATTCCGGCTTTCGCCGTGTTTTGCATTACTGCAGTTTGTCCGCCTGGAGTTGATGCTCCGCCCATTTTTGCGGAGAGCATAGGATTTATTCCGGCTGCTTTCATATCGGCAACTTGCCTCTGATAAGCGGTTCTGCTCATGCGTTCTTGGAATTGCATTTGATTATGAGCCATTTGCGCGTTGGCTGCATTCGCAGCTTTCGCGCCTCTTTGACCCATGATCCCAGTTGCGGCAATTGCTGCCGGCATCATCCACGCAGCCATTAGAAGTGATCTATTAGACCGGGAACGCTGTATAACGGCATTGGTCTGGCTGCTTTAATGTCGAAGAAAGAATCGAATATAAACTGAGCGCCGTTTGCGCCTGATCCGATTGCTACTACTCTATCGACTGGAGGATTATCCACGATGAACGTGTTATTGAGTGTTGGTAATGATGTAAAGTTTTGAGAGAGATGCCATGCATCTAATGTACCCGCTGCTGTAGACCTAAATAAGCTACTAATTGTTGCGGGGTGATATCTATATTCTGCCCAACGTTCTTGATATCCGAATACGTCTTCATCTGTTGTATTTCCGTCTGCGTAAATTTCTTTATTAAGAACCGCTTGTTCTCCCAAATGGGCGAACACCGGAAAATAAAAATCGTATCGAGTACGTCTGTTCCACATACGGCGCATACCTTGCTGGTATGTGAGGTCGGCTCTGATATTTGCTAAACCTATTATAACGCCGTGTTCTGTAAAGCTCTGAGTAAAGCCATTATTCGTTGCGAGCGCTGTTCCAACCGCTGCCAAATTTCCAAGTGGTGTGTCTGTACCGCTTGCAGCTGTCGCACTTGTTTGGGCAATAGGATTGATGTTAACAGGTGTTGTACCGCCGCCGAGATATTCTGGACGCTGTAGACGAGCGTCTGGACTAACAACGCCAAAATGAGACCGAATGATTTCGGTGTATCTGGTTCCGCCACGCGCGTCCCTTTCTAATAATCTTTG